AATCTGAACGTGCATGGTGTGGACACCAGAAGGTGATCCCGAGGTAGTGATGGTTGTTCCAGCCAAAGCGTTTTCTCTTGAGGTAGCAATATTGCCGGTGGTAGCTGAAGTTCTAATCCAATAGTAAACAGTTCCGGCGGTAATTCCTGTCGGAAGAGCACCACCAGAGTTTGTAAATCTAACAGGAGTTCCTGTCTTGATGTCTTTTGTAGTAGTTATGACACAGGGGTCAGCTAGGGTAATAGTGACAGTATCATCACAAACATCAAACCAAGTCACTGTCCTGCTACCAGTTCCATCCTGAACTATACGAATGATGAAGACCAATCCTTCTGCGGCGTTTGAAATGGTGAAGGTTGGATTCCCAGTGAGAGCACCACACAAGAACTTGAGTTTGTTGGTGATACTTGATAAGTCAAAATTCATAGTGGAGTTGTAGGCTACATCAATCCACTCGTCTGAAAGCTCACCGATAGTGGCTACTGTTCCAGAATCATTTTTTACATGCCATTTACCATCATCTCCGGCGTAAAGACGAAGGAATCCTGACGCGGGAGTTCCTGGGGCGGATGCCTGTTCAGCCATTTGAAGATATTCATCGTTGACCAAAGCAGAATACTGATTAAAGAATTCTTCATTGTTAAGACAGTTTACGGCGGTATTCTCAGGTAGGTTTACATTTGCTCCACGAAGACGAGTAACTCCAGTAAGAGCATAGTTAGCAGGTGAATCACCTGATTTTCCAGTCACCAAAAAGGTTGTTTCAAGAGATGTTTCCCATCCAACAGTAACGATTGTGGGAACGTTATCTGGAACTGTCGTCACCAAAAGAGAGCCATCAGCAGGACTAGCAATCCAAGTTGAACGTAATTGAGCGCGATATTTGTCGTTTGCCTGATAAATCATATTTATTTATTTTTAACTTTATTCCAGAAAATAGCTCCGGCAATTTTTTTGGCAGACTCAGCACTTTTACCTGCAGCTCTAGCTCCAGCGGCAACTTTATTAAATATGCCCGTCTTAAAAGTTCGACCAAGTTTTTTAAACATAGCCATTCCCTTTTTTCCTTTAGGTTTTTTGTGTGGGAGATTGTTCATAGTTGTAGTGTAATGATTACATAGGTTATTTGTGTCTATTAACCTAATTAGCAAAAGCCCGTATTTCTATAAAATGAGAAGCCGTGTTTGCCGTACTGGTGTTTGTCAAGTTACCTAAAAATACGTAGTAACAATCACAATACCATTAGCACCGTTTCCACCTGCGCCAGAATTTCCAACATCATTCGTAGCGCCCCCACCACCACCTCCTCCTCCACCATACAAACCACCGTTTCCACCAGCATAAGCATTTCCACCCGCATGTCTTGCTCCTCCACCTCCTCCACCCCCACCACCGAGAGAAGAATTTTCTGTTGCAGCTGAACCATTGCCACCAGTAGATCCAGATCCTCCAGCTCCACCAGAAAATCCCGTCTGGTCTGTTATTGTTGCCCCATACCCACCGTCACCGCCACCGCGTACATTATTAGAACTATCTATTCCTCCTCCTCCACCACCCCCTCCAGCTGAAAAAGATAAATAACCATCATAAACTGCTCCCCCAGCATTAAAACCACTATCGGCGTTTCCAGTAAGACTGCTTCCACCACCTTCTCCACCACTTTCCATAAAAGATCCATTACCTCCAGTTGTAGTCCCAGTTGTATTGTTTGTTCCGCCAGCCCCTCCGTAACCTCCAATAACTGACAACATAGAACCAAAACTACTCAAACCTCCATCGCCTCCGCTATTTCCATTAGTAGAATTTGTTGTTTGAGAAGACCCACCACCTCCTCCAGCCCCAACGATAACTGTTTCTGTAGAACTAAGAACAGAGGCTGGAAATTTACCAATACAAAATGCCCCACCTCCACCGCCAGAACCACCGTATCTATTAGATAAAGATGCTCCCTTTCTACCACTACCACCTCCACCGCCTGCACTCATCATCGTCACCTCAACCCATTTAGCCCCAACCGGTTTAGTCCAAGTATTTTTTCCGGTAGTAGTAAAAATTTGTACATCAATGGATAGGCCAGTAACGGAAACGGATGGATTCGCTGGATCAGTATTATTTATAGAAATATTTGTTCCCGCAATGACAGCCTGAACTACACCAGGATCACCTTTAGCACCAGTATCTCCCTTGACACCCTGAATCCCTTGAATTCCCTGAACACCCTTTATGTTCAAACTAACAGACCAGGTTCCTCCAGATTTAAAGTAGACATCATAGTTTGAAGTTCTAAGGTAGAAATCACCATCCATTCCATCTGCGTTATCTGGAGCGTCTGCACCTTGAGTCCAAGTAGCGCCACGAGCGGTAACAATCTGCCACTTACCAGCTTCAGGGGGAGTATTTCCGGTGGTGTCAACGAGAGCAACGTATGAAGAACCTTGATAAGAAACACCTTCACCGGCTTTATATGCTGTACTAACAGACCATTCACCTTTCCACTCAATACCTAAATATGTTAGGTATTGGTTGATGAATTCCATGTTGTTGAGACAGTTTACGGATGTGTTTTCTGGAATGTCCCCATCATAACCACGGAGTCTGGTAACGCCTGTGAGGGCGTAGGTTGTGTATCCCGTACCAGCCTTTCCCTCAACAGAGAAAACAGTTTCAAAATCAGTATTCCAACCAACAACTACCAGCGTGGGAACATTATCGGGGACCGCCGAGACCAAAATAGAACCATCAGCAGGATCAGAAATCCAGTTTGACCTTAATAGGGCACGGTATTTATCATTTGCCTGATAGATCATGTTGTTGTTCCTGCGTCTTCGGCCAGCTCAGTGAGTTTCATTCCGAAGGTGAGAGGTCTTGCTGATTGTGAGTAATATAGGTAAATACCAATCAAGTCAAGTTCATCTTCGATTCCGATGTTTTGGATATTAAGTTTTACCCAGAATAAGTCTTTTTGGTTAAGATTGATATAACGAATGTTTAAGGAAGTTCCACCCTCATCGGTAGTCATCATACCCACCTCTTGATTCCCCCACTCATCATTACCGAACCCAGACAAAACTGGGTCTGAAGAAATACGCAACCTAGCATCAGACTGAATACCCTTGTGGTCTGCCTTAATGACCCCCACAGTCGTTGCGTTACCAAAGAGCGACCCGAACACCAAAGTCGCTCTATCGAAGCGTTTGAACTGGTCAGGCAAGTCCATGTCGTATTGTTTGGTGGTGATTGAGAGAGTGATTCTATTTCCTGAGCTCGTAGTGGATTTGTAGTCAGTTCTGCCCTCGAACATCTGAAGAACATCTGCTGTGTTGGAAGAACCATAATAAAGGCGTTCGATCTTGTCAGTTGGATTTACAAATTTAGCAAAAACCCTCGGATACAAACCTGTCCACAAAGACCAGGCGTTATATCTCTCGTCAAAGGCTAGGACGGCATTGTTTCCATTCCCGGCAATATCGGTTGAAATGCCAAAGAGAGATAGTGATTTATAGAAGACACCACAGACACGATGAAGGTTGGCCGCTGTCACGCGTTGAACAATAGCGTCAGCTCTTAAAGAAAGCACCGAGTAACGGAGGATAGTTCCGTAGTTAGCTTCATTGCCTACAGTAGCGGCACCATCACGACTCCAGAAGCGGAGGTTATTCCCGGCTACATGCGGAGAATGAGGAGAAAGCGACCCAACTGAGATGTTCACATCTTGGATTCGCCCCTCACCAATAATATCTTCAGAGCCAGATGTAAGAAATTGAAATTTCCCAAAACAGTTATCTTTGAAGACAAATAAAGCGTCCTCGTTAGAGGCCACATGGGTTTTGATGGCATTGATAGTGGTTCCCTCACCTTTTCTGTAAGGGAAGAATCCAGCACCATCAGGGAGAGCGAATGAGCCAAATTTATCGAGGGCACCAGACCAAACAAGAGTGTCTGCACCTAGTTCAGTAGTTACTCCAACCAAAGAACCCCTGTATGTATCAAGAAGAGTGAAATGGTAGCCTCCAGTGGTATTTGCATCAGGAACTCCATAGAAAGTATCAGTAGCAATTTCTCCCATATCTTTGTAAGTAGTTTGGGTCGGGTCTACTGAAGCGAGGAAGAAAGCCTCACCCATTCTGTTTGACTTGAAGATACCAACTTGAGTGCATCCTGCCGGTGCAGTGGGGAGGGTTAATGTGAGATAGGTGTCTTTGTCTAGGGTCTGTGGCATGTCTTTTTTGTACCCAGTTCCATCAGCGTCAGTATCGGGGTCAGCCGGCCGAGAAGCTAAGGTTCCACCAGCCTCGTTATACCAGACATATTGGTAGAAATGCTTAGTTGTTCCTGTTGCCGAACCTGTTTTTGCGACTGTGGGTAAAGTTGTTGGGTCTGCAATCAAAGAATAGATATGCCAACCGTCATCATCAAGCCAAACTAGGTCGTTAATTGAATTTGCAAAGTATAGACGAGAACCAACCTGGACTATCCATGTTTCTACCGTGGTGTTGAAAGTTGGGACACCATCGGTAAAAGTGGGGTTGGAGCCAGAATACCCTGCTGGGGCATCTGCGGTGAGAACATCCCAGGTATTTGATGTGTAGTTTAAGTATTCAGGCTTTCCATTGTCAGAGATACGAATCAACCTTGAAGCTCCAGCGACATTGTAGGTGGCCGCCAGTTGAAGGATTTCTGTCGCTCCAACAGCTGCTTGTCCAACAACAGTAGAACCTTTTCTTTTTGAAATGGTTCCATATTGAGAGTAGATACCATTGATGAGCTCCGAAAGCTCGGAGTTCTTGAGAGTAGATGGATGGGCTAGGGTGTTAAGACCTTCTGGGAAACCCTTGCTTCCAGCTCTTACAATTTTAGCGTTTTTTCTTCGTGGACTATTTTTATAAATTTTGACCTCCTTTCAGAGATAAATTAAGACCCCAATTTTTTATCTCTTTGGGTTTTTCCCTTTTGTAAGTTATTTTATAATGACAATCTACACACAATGTACGGCAATTATTCATATCAAATCTTTCCTCAAAATACTCTGACCACGATTGGATGTGGTCAACCTGTAGTTGCCCGCCCCTTTTTCCACACAACTGGCAAGTATAGTCATCTCGGTTAAGAACCAAAGCCCTGACTTCCCTAGAAAATCTATTTCTTTCTG